GTCTAATGCAAACAAGGCACGTTTCTTCATGCCAGGCTCTGGCTTGGTTGAGCCGCGCGCCTCCACCCAAGGCCGGCCACGCAACCCAGAAATGACCTCGGCCTCAGTAAGCATTTCCATCACGGTTGGCTTGGTTGGGCGCATCTGGAGGTCGAGCACTGCATGCTGCCCTTTCAAGGCCCTCTTAATAGTCCCGCCTTCAGAGGTGGTTCCTCGAGGGGTCTTCCACCAGCGCTCGCGGAAGAACTCAGTGAATGACCCGGCGGAGCCTTTGGCATTGCGCACGACATGCACCGCAACCCGCTTAAGAGTAGCTGCTCTAATGGCCTGGTACCCAGCTGACGATATGTGGCCTTGCCATGCCCCTCGCTTGGGAGTTGGGGGTTTGACCCGCTCGGCCAGCTCCTTCTCCCAGTCAGCCTCATCAGGGGTCCTACCAGCAAGTGAGACCAGGCGTCGCATGCGGAAAGCATGATGGAGTTCCACTGGGCCACGCCCAAAGATCTGCCCAAGGCGCCTGCATTCATTCCCAAATGGTTTGACGACATCAGGCCACTGGCTGAGTGGAACGCAGTGCAACGGTAGCTCACTGCATACGTACTGTGCAGTTGGGGTGGTGAGCCAAATGGCGAGCGCCGCAACTGCATAGGCTAACTCACCCACCTGGGCATTGAACGCCTCCCGCACCAGGAGGTTCTCATACACCTGGGTTCGCATGATGGTGACAGGCGTCACCTTGGTCATATCCGTGTACCGCTTAGGTGGCTGTGTGAAAGCACCCATGGCAGTTAGCTCAGTCATGGGAGCGGGGTTACGCTTACGGGCTGCTGCATGGACAGGAGAGGGATCAGGACAAAGCCCTAAGCAGCAAGCGTCCTCAACTGAGACAGATGGATTAACCTCAGCGCGGATCGACGCCTGGCAGCACGGCCTGAGGCGCCGGATCTCACGCCCGAGCCTCAAGTAGAGCGTGGGGGAACGAACCCAATGACTGCCGCTGTAGCTGGAGCGGTTGCCACATCCGCGGCAGACTCCTGTGGGTGGTCGGAGGTTAGGTCGGATGCAGCTATCCCAAAACCCTGTGGGGTTTCAGTTTCGGCTTCAGGGTCGTCAGCCGCACGACGCACGCCAGTGTCAGTGGCTGGACTGACTTCAACAATAGCCTCGCCGACCGTTGTTGAATGCGGGGGAGGAGCCGTTTCAGTCGCTGTCCGCTCCTCAGTGGCAGTAGCACGGTGCTGGAACTGGTGCAGCAGGAGAGTGGCCTCCCTTCGAACCCGCACGATCTCAGTCGTATCAGCCTGTGGTCCAACCATCTCTATCAGACGGGTGCAGACAGTATTATATGCTCGCAGTATCGGCATAGCCACCTCGGGGTCCATCGTTGCTGGCACACGGTCGGGCACACCAACCATGCGCAATGGCCTGGTGACAATGTCAGGTGTGGTGTTGCCCAATCGGTTTCCAACAATGCGGTAGTCCGTCAGGTAATCTGGCTGGATGTTGACGCCCTGTGTATGCAGTAATCGCACTGCGTCCTGGATCTCCTGACGCCTGGCACCCGACATCCCTGCATGCGGTTCAGCTTGGCTGCCCTCTGGTTGCGGCGGTGCGTCTGCAGGCCATGACGAGCCACCGCCAGCTGCCTGCCGTAGGTGGATGTGCGTGGGCTGGAACTCAGCAACATCAAATCCAAGCTCCTCAGCTATAGACTCAACAGGCTCCCGATACTTATATATGAGCTCGGGGGTGCACCAGCCAAGCCGCTTGACGAGCTCCGCGCGCTTAACAATGTCATTGGGGAACTTCAAGGCAACCCTCGCAGTATGATGGCCCACCTTAACAATGGGCTCAATACGGGCCAAGAAGCGCGTGATATTCCCGGTCTCGACATCAACCACTCGGGTAGTAAGGGATGAGGTGTCGATAACGTAGCGGACCTCAGCGCCAAGCCAGCGCACAGCCGCATCGACCTCAATCTGCCGTGTAACACCCAGCACCCGACAAGCATACCACCTGTTTGCATCAGGGAGGGCGTCAAGACTCGCTGGAGTGAGCCAGTGACTTAGTAGACGCATGCCTCCATCAGTCAGGTGTGGCAAGGCCAACACCCACCACTGCACTCGGGAAGGGTGCATGAAGTTGGCCAAATTAGTCTTCGAGATAGTAGGGGCCATCCAGCACAAGGCTTCATTCATACAGTCCCACCCAGCCTCAGCTAGCCGTGGGCGCACCCCTGCTTCCATAAAGTCACGGCTGTAGTGGGGGGACGCTAAAGCCTTAAAGTGCTGGTGACTGGACACCCCCAGCGCCATCCTAGCTGGACTCGAGTCGTTAAGCGCCTGTACGGCATCAAAATAGGCCGCACCCACCATAATGCCCCGTATAGCAGCCCCATAGATGAACTGATGAGGGTCAGGCATGCGTATGGGAGTGCTCTGCATGCCCTCCGCAGTCAGGCCAGCCAGCAGCGGCCCAATAGAGCCAACTCCGAGGCGCGACTGCGGCAGCCCCAACGTGAGCTGATTGAC